AAGGAGACCTACGGGACGAGCAGCATCATCCGGCCGGAGCTGACCAAGCAGCGGGACCTGCAGAACGGGCACCGGGGCATCCTGATCTCGATGGGGCTGACCGCGGCGGACCACTGCGTGAGCCACGGCATCGAGCTGGGTCACATCGTGAGGACTATCCGGAATGCGCCGCACGCGCAGGAGTGCGCGCGCATCCTGGACCGGCCCATGCACTACCTCATCATGAGGGATGGCGATCTCACAGGTAGCGAGACGCTGCAGAGTGACCTGAGGGCGGGCAAGGTGTCGGTCGTGGACGACGGGGGAGAGTTCTCCTACTGCCACAACCTCGACGGCAAGAAGAAGAAGAGCGCGCTAATTCGCGACAACTGGTGACATATGGCTGAGAATTACCTGAGGCCCGATGAGGTCGAAGTCCCCTTCGACGACGACGAGACCGTTCGCGACGGCGAGCTGATTACCGACCCGGCGAAGCTGGCGGACCCCGAGGAGCAGAAGGCTCGGGCCGAGCGGCGCAAGGAGCGGGCGGCAGAGCGCGAGCGCGAGCGCAAGGAGCAGGCCAAGGAACTGGAGGAGCTCAGGGCTCGCGACGCGAAGCGCGAGCGCGAGCTGGCGGAGCTACGCGGGTTCGTGGCGGGGAGGACCCAGGACCAGACCCCGAGGAAGGATCCGTACACGGAGCGCCTCGACGACGTCTACCGTCGCCAGCAGGAGGCTTACCTCGCGGCTCAGGCTGAGGTGAAGGCGGGGACCTTCAACGAGGACAGGAGCGCTCACTACGAGCGCATCGCGCGCGAGCTCGAGACGGAGAAGGGCTCGATCCACGCCGAGCGGGTGCTGGCGAGCCACGCCCCGCAGCAGCAGGTGCAGATCGCGCGGCAGCGGTGGCAGGAGAAATACCCGGAGGTCTACGGCAACCAGCGGGCCTACCAGTTTGCCGCGGCGAGCTACGAGCGGCGCAAGGCGCTGCTGGAGCCCGGGCAGGAACCGACCGCCGAGATGGTCGAGCAGAGCATGGAGGAGGCTCGGACCCAGTTCCGTCTGGGGGCCAAGCGCCCGCCGAGCGCGAGCGAGCGCGAGCGCCTGAGCGGGCTCCCCTCGAGCGGGAGTGGCGGGGGCTCGAACTCGGGCGGAGGGGTGGTGGTAACGAAAGACCTCAGGAAAATGGCAACGGCCCTCTATTCCGATCTTCCGGAGGACGAAGCGGTCAAAAAGTGGGCCTCGACCGTCGGGAAGAGCCTGCGCGAGAAGAAGGTGCTTTAGCTTGACCAGGTAGCCGGCGTAGTGCAGGCTTGACACGTCGGCGCCTCCGCTTCCCCAGGCGAGGCCGTCTGTTCCACTGGGCAGGCGGCAGCAATGGACGAGACGAAGCAGAGCAAGGGAATCAAGCGCAACGACCCTGAGCCCCGCCCGGTAGAGGGCTCGCTCAATCGCGTAGCGGTCGCGGGGAAAGACCCGACCAAGCACTACGTGTGGGTTTCCGAGGTCAACGACCCGACGATGAACCCGGGGTCGTATCTCTCGATGGGGTACCGGTTCACGCAGCACGACCCGGACGGGGCGAATCCGGTGCTCGGGTACAACCCCGACCTGAAGCAGGGAGACCACCTGAAGAGCTTCGGGTGCGTGCTGATGGAGTGCGACGTCGAGCATAAGAAGAAGCTCGAGCGCGAGGGGCAGCAGTGGGCGGACAGGATCCAAGCGACGATCCAGAGCCGTGACGTGCTGGATGCGACGGAGCCGCTCGACAAGATCGAGCGGGCGAAGATGCGAGGAATCACGACCAGGCGTTACGGCGGCGACGACCGTGAACGCTGGGGCTTTTGAGTCAGTGACCTTTGGATAAGGATCGAGACAAATGGCAAACATCCACGTTTACGGTTTCCGGTGGTTCCGCAGCTTGTACGGCGCGGAGGCCCCCACGATTCTGACGGCCCCGATCGCCACGGCGTACCAGCCCAACCCCGTTTTCGGGACGAGCGACGCGAGCAACTGCAACCTGAATACCGGCGACCCGATCCGTCTCCTGGAGGACGGTACCGTCGCGCTGGTTCAGCACGGCACGACCACCTCCGATGGCTCGGACTCCGACGACTTCGCCACCGGGGTCGTCGTCGGGTTCCCGCGTGTGCTGGTGGGCGGGTTCCCGCGCCCCGGCTCCTTCTACACGGGTGGCACCGCCTACTCCGGTGGCATCGGGAGCGACAACGCCCCGATCGTTGCCTACATCCCCGTCGCCGGGAACATCTTCGAGATCGACTGCGATACGGCCCATTCGACGCCAACCAAGGCAGGCTTCCTCGCTTTGGTCGGTGGCACCGGCAACATGGTCTACAGCCTGTTGACGAGCGGCACGGGGCAGCCGAAGGCGAACCCGCTCCTCGACGTGTCAGACGTGGTCCTGAACAGCGCCGAGGTCAACCAGCTGCGGGTGGTGGGTCTCGGGAAGAAGGGCGACGCGATGGACTTCACCGCTTCGCACGTGACCCTTCAGGTCATGTGGAACCAGCTGATGCCGCAGCCGTCGGCGCTGCTGGCCGGCATTTCGACATTCATCGAATAAGGGACACCCATGAGCACCGAGATTTTTACCAGCACCGCGGCGCTCGCGCTCAAAGAGACCATCGAGCGCATCGACACGGACACCCACGGGTCCGAGGGGAGTAAGGCCGTCTTCCCGAAGTATCTCGACGTCCGCACGATGAGCGACAACTACATCGAGGACTACGAGATCGCCGGCACGGGGCTCGCGGGCGAGAAGCCCGAGGGCGAGAGCCTGCCCCTGGGCGGCATCGTCGAGGGCCCGCTCACCCGGTACAACGCTCGGACCTACGGGCAGCGAATCATCGTTTCGGAAGAGGCGATGGAGGACATGAAGTACGACAAGGTCATCATGGCGGCCAAGCGGAACAACCGCTCGCTGTGGAAGCTTGCGGACTTCGATGCGGTCCTCATCCTGGTGCGCGCGACCAACTCGGCCTTCGTGGGCGGCGATGGCCAGCCCCTCGCGAGCACGACCCACGCGCTCCCGGGCGGCGGGACCTACTCCAACATGCTGGCGACGGCGATGAGCCCCAGCAAGGCGGCGATGTACATCGCCCGCGCGCAGCTGCGGCAGCAGGTCGGGCACGACGGACTCATCGACGGCTACGAGATGAAGAGCGTGGTCTTCCCGGTGCAGCAAGAGGGCGTGTGGGATGAGGTGCTGGACAGCGCCAAGGACCCGACCCCGGGCGCCTTCAACGCGGTCAACTCCATCCACAAGGAGAAGGTGACCAAGTGCCCGGTGAAGTACTGGAACAACACCACGACCAACTGGATGCTGAAGACGGACGCGGAGAACGGTCTCAGCTGGTTCTGGCGTCGGAAGCCCAAGAGCAACACCTGGGTGACCGAGGACAAGACCATGATGAACTACGGCATCACCGCCCGTTGGGCGCGGGGTTGGACCAATCCACGGTGCATCCTGTTCTCCAACGCCTGAGGAGTCATGGAATGGACGAAGCTACTCGAGGGCGCTTTGGGCAGCAGCCCAATCGCGCTGGTTCTGGGGTTCGGCGTCTGGAGCTTATGGCAGAGCAACCAGAAGAAGGACGCGGAGATCTCGCGACTGAACGAGGCTCGGATCCAGGACATGAAGCAGGTGGCGGATCGGGAGGACCGGTGACGCTGGCCGAGGCCAAACTGATGGCGATGCTGAGCCCAGGTCCGAGCCGTCATACTCGGGCGGAGCGGGCTCGGAAGATTCTGGCGGGGCTCGGCGTCAAGCCGGGTCCGGAGGCGGCTTGAGATGAAGAAGAACTGCGGCCCGAAGGGCACCAAGAAGCCGCGCGGCGGCAAGAAGGGGAAGTAAGCGATGAGCACCTTCCCGAATGCGTTCGGCGTCGCGCTGGGCCCGCCCATGGCGGCGATGAACCTGAGCGCCATCAACCTGCCTTTCGGGCAGTTCATCAAGCCCGGCGGGCGCGTGGCGGCCTACGTGCGCTCCACGGGCGCACAGGACCTGGACGACCTGCACGTGCGGGACAACCTGGTCGCGAGCATTGACGAGGGCTGCAAGCGCTGCCGCAGCGGCGCGGGCGATGCGGTGGTCGTGCTCAACAACCACACGGAGAGCGTGGCAGGGGCGGACGCCTGGCCCAACCTGGTGGCGGGCACCCAGATCCTGAGCGTGGGGCGTGCCGGAGCAACGAACAACCCTCGGGTCACGTGGACGGCTACGGCTGGGCAGGCGCTCGTAGACGTGGCAGACGTGTCGATCGTGGGCCTCGACCTGGACTTTACTGGCATCACGGCGGTCGCCGCTCCCGTGCGGGTGACGGGTGCCGGGTTCACCCTGGCTGGGTGCAAGCTCACCGTCAGCGCGACAAGCCTGAGCCCGCTGGAGTGCGTGACGATCAGCACCGGCGCTCACGACGCTGCAATCGTTGACAACATGGCTGTCGGCCTGGCGGGCGTGGCCACCAATGTGTTTCTGGTGGACGCGGCGGTGAACAACCTCTTGATCGCCAGGAACCACATCGAGTTCGAGTCCCTGGGTGCCACGGACGGGGCGATCGAGATCGAGGCAGTGGCGGCCTTGAACTTCCGCATTATCAACAACTACGTGATGAACCGGCGCGCCACCGCGGCGGTGTGCCTCAGGTTCGTTGATGCGGCGATGAGCGGCGTGGTCGCGAACAACTACACGGCCACGCGGGCGGCCGTGGAAACCGGTATCAGCCGGTCCGCGGATTCCGCCAACTTCATTCGCCAGTTCGAGAACTACCACGAGAGCCTTAGCACCCAGAACGGCATCCTGACGCCGGCCAACGCCTGATGCGAACCATCCCACGCACCATAACCCGCAAGGGTGAGTACCTGAGCCGATGCGACGTGTGCGGTTGCATGTGGCTCAGGAGCGCGCTGGTGCGCGGGATTGACGGATTGCTGCGGTGCGAGCAAGATAGAAGCGGGCGTGATGAACTCACGCTCGCCGAGTTGACGGCGACCCGGGCTGTGTCTCTCTCTCTCCAGCTCGGGTCGCTCGTTCCGGCGGACGGGGCGTTCCCCCACACCGACAGTGACGGCAACCCCGTCAGTCAGTCGGACTACACGGGGCCGACCAGCAGGCGCACGATCGACGACGTGTACTTTGACTCTGGGGTGCCCACGAGCTTCTGATGGCCAGCGTACTCGCGAGCATCAACGAGTTGATCTTGCTCGCGCTGAAGCGCGCTGCATTGGTTCCGATTGAGACGCGCCTGAGCGGGGCGAACCTGGTGCCGAAGCTCGAGCACGGGCGGCGCCTGCTCGACCTCATCATCGACAATCTGGCGACGAAGGGGTTCATCGCCCGGACGATGGTGTTCCACGATCTCGCTATCGTGGCGGGGACGAGCGAGTACGACATGCCGGCCACGACGCTGGACGTGCACGAGGATGCGATGTTCATCCCGTCGTTCAACACCGATACGGAACACACGACCGGCGAGCTGGTGTGCAAGCAAATCGATCTCGCCACGTGGCAGACGATCACAACCAAGGGTAGTGAATCGTCGAGGCCGCAGCTCTACGCGGCCTTCCGTGACGGAGCAGCGGTGAAACTCCGATTCTGGCCGGTGCCCAGCGAGGCTGGCACGATGCGCGTCAAGACGGTGCGCCTGCTCGACGGCAACGACGACGGCTCGGCATCCCCCGACCTGCAGAGGTATTGGTTCGACGCCATCGTCTGGTGCTTGGCTTATTACTTCGCCGTGGACGCTTCGATGCCTCCGGAGAAGATCACGTTCCTCGCGCAGATGAGCGAGGGCAAGAAGCAGGAGTGCATCCGGTACGCCTACGAGCATACGAGCCAGCGCGCGGTGGTCTGCTACCCGAGCCAATGGAGCAGCTACTGATGCGGATGGTCACTCACATCGTGCTGCATACCGCGGCGAGCTACGACTACAAGCAGCGCGAGGTGGTGCACCTGTCACGCGCGGCAGTCGACCGCTACCACCGTGAGCAGAACGGTTGGCGCGCAATCGGGTATCAATGGTACATCGAGGAGGATGGCCATGGGGTTCAGGGACGTCCTGACACTGATTTTGGGGCTCATGTGGGCGGCTTTAACAGCCATAGCCTGGGCCTGTGTGTGTCGGGTCATGGTGACTTTGTCCCTTGGAACGATGCGCAGTGGAAAGAGGCTCTGCGCAAATGCGCGCAGTGGTGCGAGCTGTACCGAGTGCCAGTCGAGCACGTCATCGGTCACCGAGAAGCCCCGCTGCACGGAAGCCCCCCGGTCGCGAAAACCTGCCCCGGAGTCCTAGTCGACATGGACAAGTTCCGGGCGGAACTCGCCGCACGCCTGGAGGCCTCCGGAGAGGGATGCGGCTGAGCACTGACCGCTGTGGCAGCTGCCTCGAGCAGAAGGGGCTCACGATATGCCCGACCCGCAAACCGAGCAGATCCCGTTCGCTCCCCTCTTGGAGACGAGCGGAGAAGAGATCACGGGCTCCAGCCCCGAAGCCTTCAACGTCATCGTTGACGGGCGAGGTGCCATCCGAAAGCGCCCCGGAATCGGGGCCTACACGGGTGTTGCTCCCGCTACTGCAATCGACGCCGCGGGGGTGCTCGGGCTGTGGGTCACGGAGCAGCGGGTAGCTCACACGAACGGGACGGCGACGGTCAGCGGTGAGCATCCTGGGGTGCTGTACGCCGTAGGCGCAACTGTGAACGCCTCGGGGAGCGGGCACAATCGGGGGCGCAACGTGTATCGGGTTGCGGGCGGGACGGCGACGCTAGTGGGGACGGGCGCGACGGATGAGGACCGCCTGTCGACTCCAGCAGCCATTGCAACAACGCGCTTCCCGCGCCCAGTATTCGCAGAGACAGAGGCATTGCTCGTCATCGCAGGCGGCGCGGAGATTGGCAAGATCGACATTCGCCCGGAGCTCTTCTCGGCGCCCAACTTCACGAACCCCAATCCCGACTACCACGAGATGAGCTTCCTCGGCGGATGCCCCCCGCTGGCGAGCCACGTGCTGACGAATAGCTCGCGCATCCTGGCGAACGACACGCAGCTCGACCAGACGAAGGTTCGGTACTCGGACATAACGCAGGGCATCGTGGACTTCAGCGCGCACGAGTCCTGGGATCCGAGTCCCGGCGCCGCGGGCTTCTTCACGGCGGAGGCGCGCAGTGATTCGCTTCTGGCCATCGCGGAGAACACGAACGACATCTTCGCGTTCGGGCGGAAGAGCCTGCAGCTCTTCTCCCCCGACGCGAGCGTGACCTTCGCGCCGAGCATCACGCGGCAGACGGGGTGCCTGGCGCCCTACAGCCCGGTGCAGCTCGACGACCAGTACGCATGGGTCGACCATCTGACGCGGGTGGTCGTGAGCGACGGTCGGCAGTGGGAGGATGTGGGCGGCCCCATCCAGGGGACGCTGGACGAGCTGACGAACCCGGCGGACGCCTACGGCTACCGCTTTAGCGAGAGCTTCTGCGAGGCTCTCGTCTTCCGCTTCGAGGCCGACGAGAAGACGCTGGTTTGGCAGAAGGGGGTGGGCTGGGGGGAGTGGGCGGTCTACGACGCGGCGACGGACACCTTCGGGCAGCTCCCGGTGCTCTCCCATCTCATCCGCCCCGACGGGGGGCTGAACGTGGTGGGGATGGAGGACGGGACGATCCGCCTGCTGAGCCTGCAGAACACGACGGATCTGGGGTCCGCGATCGTGGCCCACGTGACGACTGGATTCCTGGACCGCGGCACGGACCAGCAGAAGGTCAGCACGGCGGTGCGGCTGGTGCTGAAACGAACGGCGGCCCTGTCGAACGGCGTGGTATGCTATCTCGAGTACCGGGACGACCTGTCGGACGAATGGACGAGTGTGGCGATAGAGCTTGGCGTGGAGGACGCGGACATGACCCCGGTCATCATGCTCCGGAGCCTCGGGGTCTACCGGCGCCGGCAGTGGCGGTTCCGGTTCCCTGACTCGGCAGCGCTGGTGCTGGTGAGAGCGAGCGAAACCTTCATCGTACTGGACACCTGATGGCCAACGGAAGAGACGCATTGACGGGCGGCGCGATGGGCGCCGGCATCGGTTCCAACTTCGGGCCCTGGGGCGCAGCGATTGGCGGCGGGCTCGGGGCGCTCGGTGGGCTGTTCGGGGTGTTCTCCAACAACGCCGAGCAGAAGCGGCTCCGTAAGCGCCAGGAGGAGATGGCCGCGGCCATGGCGGAGCGCGCCAAGCAGAACGAGCAGGCGCGTCTCAATGCGCGCGGGCAGGCACTGAGCGCCTATGCCCCCCACAACCAGATGATGGCGAGCCAGTTCGGTGCTGACGCGGCCTTTACGCCCCAGGAGATGTCCAACATGGCGCGTGACCCGATGGCGCAGTCCAGGGCCTCTCTAGAGGCCAAGATGGCAGATTCGCGGGCTAACATGCAGCCGGTGCAGGATACCCGTAAGCAGATGAGCGGGCGGGCGGCGGCGGGTAGCCGCGCCCAGGGGCGTGCCATGCCGGACAGGAACGGCGGGACCACGATGGCGGGGCCACAGATGGAGGCCGGATACGCGGACGCTGTAAGGCGCATGGAGGAGGACGAGCGGCGTCGCGCTGAGGTGGAGGCAGCCTTTGCGGCGCGCCCGCTTCAGGGCCCGGCTCCGATCTCGATGCCGAAGCCCCAGGCGGCGAGGAGGTACTAAATGGCAGACCCGTTTAGCACTCAACTGCTCAACGCGGCGAAGCAGGTTGTCCCGAAGCCAGCGCCGCAGCCCAGCCCCAACGTGATGCCGACCGTCCCGGCGGCGCCCGGGGCCGTGAACCCCGCAACCGTGGCCTTCGACCCGAAGATCGGGGCGGCGACCTCGGCCGGCTACATGCAGACCCCGACGCGCGCTCCGGTCCAGACTTCGGGGCCCACGGCGACAGCTCCGGGGAATACCGACTTGCGCGGCGTGGCCCTCTCGGGTCTCACCGACCCGGGGAATGCCTTCGGTGGCCCGGGGCCGACCTTCCGGGACCCGGGGAACAACATGGTGAACCCCGGGTACACTGAGCAGGCGTTTAATAATCTTCAGAACCGCCTCATGGAGGATCCGACCGCAGACATGAAGCGGCAGCTCTTCGGGGAGACGCAGAACCAGCTCCAGGGGGAGCAATTCCTCAACCAGAACCAGAACACGCTGATGGGCCCCGGAGAGGGCGATCAGTACTGGAACCAGGTTCAGGGCCAGTTCATGGACCCGTTTTCCGGTGAGCAATTCACCCGGGATGCAGCGCAGAACTTCGCGCCTACCGGGGCCGCGGGGGCTTTCAACCAGGGAGCTCAGGGCGATTACGATCATTTCACGGGGTACACCGGCCCGCAGAACACCCAGGGTCAACTCGGGGCGAGCCGCGGCGAGCTGGCGGGTGGGACGCAGGGCGAGCAGGGGCTCGGTGAGATCGCGGGCGGCTACGGGGATATCGGGAAGTACACGGACCCGAACCTGGCGGCGGGGCAGTACTCCCAGACGCAGCAGGCCTTCGGCGACCTTCCGATCGCCAACTTCGATCCCTTCTACGACCGGGCGAGGCAGCTCGCCACGCAGGACTACAACCGCCAGAGCGCTGGGCGAGGGGTCTACGGCTCGAGCGAGGCGCTGAGTGGCGTCGGTAACGTGATCACGGACATCGAGGCGCAGCGGGCCAATCGTTCCTTCGATGCCGAGATGCAGCGCGCGCAGGAGCAGCGGGCTCGGCAGGAGCTGCTCGGGAACCAGGCGCGCATGGGCGACCTGAGTTCGCTCGGGGCCTTCGGGGCGAACCTCTCCGGAGCCGAGACTTTCGCGGGCATCAACAAGGATCTCGCGGACACCACGCTCGGCCGGAACCGCTTGCTCGGCGACATGGCCAATCAGGCGGACACCCAGGCCCTCGGGGCGCAGGAGGCCAACATCCGCGGGCTCGGGACGCTCGGGGACATCGCGGGACGCGCAGGCACGGAGGAGACGGACCGGTTCCGGGCCAGCAACGATGCTGCGCTCGGGGCAGACCGGCTCGGACTCGACCGGCTCACGGCCGGCGCGGACATCGCGTTCGAGGGCGACGAGCAGGCGCGAAAGAACTTCGAGACGAGCGCCAACGCGGCCACGAGCGCAGCGAACATCGGGTTGGATCGCCAGCGGCTCGGGCGCGATATCGCGGGCGATCTGACGGACGACGACCTGGCTCGCCTAGAGGCCACCTTCGGCGGAGCCGACCTGGCCGAGGACGATCGTCAAAGCCGGCAGAAGGAGGCGATCAAGGCCTCGGCGCAGCAGGCGGAAGCTATCATGAACTCGGTGGGGTCCTCGCTTTCCAACCTGATCGGGCTCAGCGACGAGGACTTCGAGCGCCAGTGGCAGAGCACCATCCTGCCGATGGTCCAGCAGGGGCTGCTCACGGGTCAGCAGGCCAACGATCTGAAGGAAGCCCTAAAGTACGCCGGGGAAGAGACCGGGGCCGCGCTGAAGGAGAGCAAGGAAGCGAGCAAGCCCGCGTCTTCCGCCCCGGCGCCCGCCCCGACTACCGCCCCAGCGGACAACCGGAGGCGCCCGGTGCGAGGGCCAATCTAAATGGCGATCGACTTCTCTTCGATGCTCCTGAATCCGTCCCCGACGGTCAGGCTCTCCGGTGGCTCTCCGAAGGGGATGGGCATGGAGCGCGAGCGGCTCAAGCTCGCTCGGGAGCAGTTCGAGGACCAGAAGCGCGCGCGCGAGGAGGAGCGCGCTTTGCGGGCCCTGGAGGAGGAGGGGCGCAACAAGCGCGAGGCGGCGAAGATCCAGGCTCAGCAGGACGCCGAGACGCAGAAGGCTCGGCTGGAGGCGCAGCAGACCTTCCTCGACCGCATGACGGCGGGGAAGCTCGAAGAAGCGCAGGGGCTCATCCCGGTGATGAGCGCGCTCGGGATGGGCGTCGAGCTCGAGGGCGAAGAGGGCGGGATGCCCCGCTACCGCATCGACATGGACGCCCAGGCCGCGGCGGAGGAGCAGCGCCAGCAGGCGCGCCAGCAGTCGACCTTCGGCGAGGGCGAGACGGCGGGACAGAGCCTGTCTCGTATGGGAGACGGGGGCGGCATCGGGTACGAGCAGGCCGTCGGCTCCATGGACACCCCCGCCGGCATCTCGAGTTCGGGCCAGGTCGACGACAGTGGTCTCTCCGTGGCGGAGCGGGTTGCGAGCACCTACGGGGACCCGGGGGATAAGACGCCCATGGCCCCGCCGGACACCCCCGATGCGCTCGGCGGGGTGCCCAGCAACGTGGTCGACATGGGGGCACTGCAGCAGCAGACGCTGCAGCGGCTCAAGCCGGCGCTCGGGTCTCTCGTCTCCGCCTACCCCGATGCTCGGCGCCAGGAGAGCGCGCGACACACGGCGGACGCGGTCAGCCGTCTCGCGCTCCCCGCGGCGGACGCGGTGAAGCAATTCTCGGAGCTGCGGGGCCTGGCGGACCCGGGCATCACGCAGGAGATCGGGCTGGAGGCGCAGGCGGAGCAGCAGCGCCAGTCTCGGCTGGAGCAGGCTGCTGCGCAGCGCACTACGCAGCAGCGGCTCGGCGACAAGGACGCCTATGCCCGATACAAGACGGGGTTCGCGACGATGGGGAAGGAAGTCGGCGCGGCATACGAAGCCGACACGCGGCTCAAGAACATGGGCCTGAACGATCGGGCCATCGCGACCCTTACCAACAAAGACCCGGCGGACGATTTGCAAGCGCTGGCCCTCATCAGCCGTAGCTTCGGCGAGCGCGGGGCATCGACCGAAAACGACGCCTCCCGTGCGCTTGGCATCGAGGCGGGAGGCTGGGTGGCGCAACTCAAGACCTGGTTGAGTCAGGGGCTCGGCCAGGGTCTTGCTCCGGAGCACAAGGATGCCCTAGTCGAGGTGCTTCGGCAGGCGCAGCAGGAGAATCAGGTTACGTTCCAGGTCCTGTCAGATAGGCTCCTGGAACTCGTCGACGACCCCGAGACGGACGCGGACACGTCGCGCGGCATCCGGGATTACTGGCGCTCGGTGACGCCCAAGGCCATCCGGGAGAAGGCCACGGAAGCCGGGCGCGGCAAGTCTCGCGCTGGCGAGAGGGGCGCGCCCGCAGGAGAGCGGGCGGAATTCTCTCCCGACGGGGAGCTGGAGTACCTCGTGGACGCGGAGGCGGCGATCAACGGGCTCAACCCGGCTGCCATCATGGACGTGATCCGCCGCGAGAGTGGGGGCAACCCGGCGGCGCGCAACCCGCAGAGCGGGGCGACGGGGCTCATCCAGTTCATGCCGAAGACGGCGGAGAATCTCGGGACGACGGTCGAGGAGATCTCCTCGATGTCCGTGGAGGACCAGGTCCGCCTGGTGACGCAGTACTTTGAGAACTCGGGCATCACGGCGGACAGCCCCCCCGAGGACTACCCGGTTGCCGTGGCAGCGCCCGCGTTCGTGGGGAAGCCCGATGACACGGTGGTCTACCCGAAGGATTCGAAAGCCTGGGAGCAGAACAAGTCCTGGCGCCCAGCGGGTGGGGGAGACATCACGGTGGGCAGCATCAAGGCCGCCTACGCGAGGAAGAGCGGCAAGCGGGCGAAGGCTGGGGGCGAGGGGCCTCCCCTGCCTCCCCCCGAGCAGATGACCCCTGAACAGCGTAGGGAGCGCATCGCGGCGCTCAAAAGGCAGCTAGGACGATGAGCCCCGAGGAAGAGCTGAAGCTGCTGGAGGAGCTGGAGCGCCTGGAGGCGCTGGAGAGTGGGGGCACGCCGGCTGCCCCCGGGACTGACCCTGAGGCGGAGCAGCTAGCGGCCAGCGTGGACCCTACCATGCCCGTGTTGCCGCAAGTGCTCGCCCTCGAGCCCGGCACGAACCACCCGGGCGGCGAGGAGGCGGCGAAGGCGGAGTGGCAGGCGGGCGCGGGCGGGCGCGGCGTCTACGTCTACGAGCCCCCAATCGAAGCGGCGCGTCAGGAACTGATGTCCAATCCCCAGCTCCTGGCTGCGCTGGAGGAGGGTAGCCCCTACGCGAGCACGCCGGATTACGTCGCGCAGATGAGCGAGAAGGACCCGCTATACCGGGCCTACTCCGACTACAAATGGGCGGAGACGGCGAAGGCCGCGGCGGGGTCGGGCAACACCGCCTACCGCTACTCCCGGATGCCATGGCTCGGGGAGGGCGGGGTGGGCAAGCAGCTCTCCCAGCTGTTGAGCAAGTCGGTGGGCGCCGGGGTGCCGGCGCTCGGGGGCGTGACCTCGTTCGTGATGGGAGCGGACCGGGTTGCCAGCTTCGGAGCGGGCAAGGCGCTGGGCGATGCGACCGCGCCGGAGGCCCAGGGCGCGGGTACGCCGGGGAAGTTCGACTTCATTTACTCGAGCGGGGGAAGCCCGCTGGAGGACAAGCCGATCGAGCAGGTAATGGAGGAGAACCCGGGCTCCCAGCTCGCGGGCGGCGTCGCCGGCATGTTCATGCCGGGCAGCCTGGCGGGCAAGGTCTGGAGCACCCTCGGCAAGGCGCCGACGGCGGCAGCCGGCGCTGTGGCGGCGCGGGGTGCTGGGCGCGGCGCTCAGTTCGCGGCTCGGGCTGGGGCGGCGCTCCCGACCGCGGCGGCGAGCGGGGCAGTCGGGCAGGCTGCGCTCGAGGCGACGGACGCGGCGGGGAGCCTGGCTAGGACGGGCGACGCCGGGACGACCCTGGGGGAGGCGGCGGGCCGCGTGGGGGAGGCTGCAGTCGACCCCATCAACCTCTCTCTCGGCTTCGCGGGGGAGCTGCTCGGCGGAGGCGCGGGCGGGCTCCGGAACCTCATCGAGGACAGCCCTCACTACCAGGGCGCGGTAACCCGCGTGAAGCAGCTCGGCGGCTCGTTCAAGTTCGGCAAGGGGCCCGTCGGAACGCCCCAGGCCGAGGAGGCCATCAAGAAGGGCAAGCAGCTCGACGTCTCGGGCAAGGACGTCGTCGCTCAGGAGGCCGCGCCCAAGGTTGAGGCGGTCGAGCGGCTCGAGCAGACCGAGCGGCTGCAGGGGGCGCAGCACCAGGTCCGCGAGGAGGACGCGGCGACCAAGGCTCTGCGTAAGCAGATCGGGGAGGAGAACGAGGCGTACTACCGGACTCCGGAGGGTCAGCAGCGCATCCCTCTAGATGAGACCGTGAATGAGGAGCTGAAACTGCTCCGCGAAGCCCATCGCAGGCGCGGCGAAGATTTGACGCAAATCGGTGGGAGCAAGGCTCCGGCAGAGGGGCTCAAGGCTGAGTTCAACGCGGACCTGGACGCGATCTCTCTGGAGCCTGTGCCGGGGGCCGTCGAGCTGACCCCTGACGAGGCGGACACATTCCTGGGCAGCTACCTGCGTGGGCAGCTGCTGGAGCAGGTCGAGCCTCCACCCCGAGGCGGCACCCCATCGGGAGCCCCACCTCCTCCCGTGGGGGAGGCCCCCACTGTCCCCCCAAAGGGCAAGGCTGCTCGTCCGGCGGGCGCTGTTCCTGTGAACCAGCGCACCGCGCGCACGGAGGTGGAGAAGATCTACGCTGGTGGCCCGCACAGAAGGGAATACGGCGAGGCGATGCGCCCGTACCGTGAGGCGCAGCGGGCCGATAACCTACGGGCGGAGAGGCTCGACGCTGAATTCAACAAGCAGGGGGCCCGCGTCCTGAGGCCTGGGCCTGAGCGGCAAGCCATCACGCCGGAGGCGCGCAAAGACGTGATGGACCGCCTGGAGAAAACCTGGACGCCGGCAGAGAAGGCGGCCGCCCAGGGGCACACCTCGGCGCGGTTCTTCGAGATCAACGAGTCGCTGCGCTCGGGTAAGCCGATGAGCGGGGAGACCAAGGCGAACTACGATGCCTTGCTGTCCTCCATGGACAAGGCGGTCGGGGCCGGAAACACGCTGCCCGGCAAGACGCAGCGCGGCATCAGCGTCTCACAGAAGGAGCTGGAGCAGCTCGAGAAGGCGAAGACCATCACCGCCCAGGGCTTCGTCTCCCAGAGCGACGACCCGAAGATCGCCAAGCAGTTCAGCGAGTGGGGAGCCTCCGACGAGCGCCCCATTCCGATCCTCTTCGAGATCGAACAGACGAGCGGTGTCCCGGTGGGCAAGGGACAGGGCGAGCTCGTCCACCGCCCCGGCACCCAGTACGCGGTCACGGGGCAGACCGAGCGCGACGGGGTCAAGGCATTCCAGGTCAGGGAGACCGGGTATTCGCCAGGGGAGAAAGCGACCGGGGCGATCATCGGCGGGGGCATGCTCGCGGTGGGAGCGGCCACCGGTGGCGAGGAGGGAGCCGCGGCGGCGAGCGCCGGAGGCCTGGCGATGGCCCTGAAGAAGAAGGGAATCAGCAAGGTCTACGCGGTGCCCGCGAGGTACACGGCCCAGGAGCACTGGAAAAGGATCAAGCGACTGGAAACGCTGGACCCCAAGTCGCCGATTCAGCGTGAGGTGCGGCAGATTTACACCGCGTCTTTGCGCGATCGGGACAAGCGCCCGATGGGCGGGCAAGCCGGGGCCTGGTCGCGCAAGCAGCAGGAGCAGCAGACCGCGATCGACGCGGGGAAGGAGCGCGCCGTCGGCGCCGGCAAGGAAGTCACGGCGGCGAAGGAGCCCACCGACCCCGCGCACCGCCGGCTGGTCCGGTACGGCTCCCAGCGCGAGGGCGAGCTCCCGGCGAAGCAGGAGATGGAGCGCCTGGGCGCGCGCGCCGGGGTGACACCGGAGCTCGACACGCTGCGTCTCCTGGACCCGCTCGAGCAGCTCCGGGGGCAGATGGCGGTGCGCCGCGGCAACAGCGGGCTTTCTGGGCGCGGAGCGATGGGCATCCTGGGGGCGACGGCGGACCAGGGGATTCTGCGCTTTGGCTACCCGACGCTGAACGCGCTCGGGAGCACGACGAGCCCGCTCCGGGGTGGTACCCTGGGGGCCCGAGTGAATCAGCTGGTGGAGCAGGAAAAGGAGAAGCGATGAACGGGCAGACCATCATCAACTACGCTGGAGGGCTGCCCGCGGAGGCCGGGACGGTGACCCTCTTCAACTCGGTCACAGCGTTCCCCCCGGGCGGGAGCTTCCACCTGCTCGGGCAGCAGTGGTTCCAGTTTTCGCTGCGCGTGGCGAGCGACGCCGGCGGCGCAACAGGGACCGTGACCGGGAGCTACTCGATCGACAGGGGGACGACCTGGATCCCCTTCTACACGAGCGCAACCACGGACGCGGACGACGACGACGCGGCAGCGGCTGCCGACGTGCAGAGCGACGAGGTTTACGTCGGCATGTACAAGGACATCCGCTTTCAGTACACGAACGCGGTCGAGGTCCCGACGGTGTTCGATGTGGCGATGGCCCTCAACTGCCACAAGCCCACGAGCAAGCATTCTGCTGCTGACGTGCTGGTAGACGACAACATTCAGCCCGGGTCGATTGACACCGTGGATGTGACCCCCTGAGGAGAACCAATGCCCACTCTAACTGCTGCCGCGCGCAGCGTCGCTTGTGATGCCATCGTGGGGCTACTCGACGCCGGAGACTCGGCGGGGCGCCTTATCGTAACGACCGTTGACGGGGGCACCGGCACCACGCTGGCCACTATCACGCTCAACGACCCGGCATTCGGCGCCGCGTCGTCCGGAGTCGCCACTGCGGATCTGACCGGGGGACTGTCGGACACCAGCGCCGACGCTACGGGGACTGCCGCGGGCTTCGCGCTCCAGAGCGTCAATAGCGGCACGCCGACCACTGTCATCTCGGGCGACGTCGGCACGAGCGGGACGGACATCATCATCGACAACACGAGCATCACGAGCGGGCAGACGGTGAACCTGACCGCACTCACCGTGACGGTGCCGGCATCATGAAGATCAACATCCCACTGAAGGCTGAAGTGCGCGGGCGCATCTCGCTCGGCCCCGTGCCGGGCACTCCGGAGTACGAAGAGGAGCAGCGGAAGAAGAGGCGCGCCAAGGAGGAAACCAATGCCGAGCCTGAGCACGGCGGCGGCTAACGCGGCGTTACAAGCGCTGAAGGACTTGACCGAGAGCGGCTCGCTGTTTCTGGTCGCGTTCCGTCGAGCCGGAGGAAACCAAGTGGTGCTGGCTCAGCACAGGCTATTCAGCTCACCCAGCGGTGGAACGATGCCCCTCGCTGGCACCCCAATTACCTTCACGCAAACGAGCACGCCCGGGGACGCGGTGCTGTTCAACGGCCTGATAGATGGGTTCCCGCCTGCCCCGTTCGAACTCACGGTTGGGGGGCCTGGCAGCGGGGCTGACATCGAGTTGTCTCCCCACAACACGATCAACGCTGGTGAGCAGATCCGGCTCGACTCTCTGACGCTCTCGTTCAGCTGAGGGCGCATGGCGGTTAGCGTACTCGCGTACCCGACGCCCCATCAGCACACCGGGACGAGCACCGACCAAGCCGAGACGCTGCCAGCGGGCGCGAATCGACTCGTTCTGGTCGGGGTCCAGTCGGAGGGCGACGGGCGAGTCACTGCTGTCAGCTATGGCGGCAATTCGCTGGCAATTGCCACGGACGGCACCACCACTGCAGAGGCCATCCTGAACGATGGGGCCAACGACCAGTGCTGCACGTGGTGGGTCCTCAAAGAGGCTTCACTTCCGGGGGACGGTTCGAACACGCTCAATACGTCCGGCAGCGGGACGTTCGCCGGAGCGAGCGTCCACTTCGTGGTGCTGGCTGGGTGCGATCAAGGCGATGCGTTCGACGTCGCGGTGAACGCCGCGAGCGGCACAACCAACCCGAAGACTGTAAGCATCGACAGTTCAGGCTCGGGCGGCGCAGTGCTCGGGCTAGCGGGGTGCGGGAACGCCGTCAACTACTCCATCACTTACAACTCGCAGAGTGCTGACAACAGCCAGGAACTCGACACAGGGGGCACCACTACTGGGGCCGGTGCGGTCTTCCTAGGGGTAGGGTCGGGCGGGCAGACGCTGTCGGCCACCGCGACGGGCACTGTCAACCGCCAGGTGCTGGCGGGCGTCTCTGTCGACGAACTCGTCGAGGTGGACGCGAGCGGCGCGCTCACCACGGGGGCTGCCACGCTCGCCGGCACGCTAACGACCGAGCACGACCTAACCGGGGCCATCACGCTGAACGCGATGACGGCCGTTGGCACGGGCGTTGTCGGGCGGAATCTGACCGGGGCGCTGACGCTCGGGGCCGTCACGGTCGCCGGCACCCTCGAGCACGAGCCAGCGGAGTTGACCTCCGCTCTGACGCTGGGAGCCGTCGAGCTCGCGGGGACCCTCGAGCATGCCCCCGTGGACGCTGCGGGCAGCCTCACCCTGGCCGCCGTCGAACTCGCGGGGACTCTGGAGCATGCGCCGGCTGAGCTGACCGCCGCCCTGACGCTGACCGCCGTAGAGGTGAGCGGGTTCATCACCTCCCAACCCGGCGTGAGCGGGCTCCTGACCCTGGGGGCCACGGAGGTAGCCGGCACCCTGGA